ATGCAAAAACGCAACGTTTCTACCGTATTAAGAGCATTGCTCGATCAGCACGGGATCTCCCCCACGGAGCTTCACCGGCGTACCGGCGTGCCTCAGTCCACCCTCTCGCGGATCCTCAGCGGCAAGATCGTCGACCCTTCGGATAAACACATCTCGAAGATCGCCGAATATTTTGCCGTGAGCACCGACCAGTTGCGCGGGCGCGCGGACGTTGTGCCGGCCGGCAATGTCCGCCGCGACGAGCCGCATTCCGAACTCAAGGACATTAGCCTGTGGGACGACGAAACACCCGTCGAAGAAGACGAGGTGTCGGTCCCTTTTCTGCGTGAGGTTGAATTGGCTGCTGGATCAGGAAGATTCGTCATCGAGGAAAGCGAGCGCTCCAGCCTGCGCTTCGGCAAGCGCAGCCTGCGCCACAACGGCGTGCAGTTCGACCAGGCCAAATGCGTGACGGTACGCGGCAACAGCATGTTGCCAGTGCTGCGCGACGGCGCCACGGTTGGGGTGAATGCCGGTAAATGCGGGATCGGCGACATCGTCGACGGTGACCTCTACGCCATCAACCACAACGGCCAACTGCGGGTGAAGCAGCTTTATCGCCTGCCCACCGGCATCCGCCTGCGCAGCTTCAACCGCGATGAGCATCCGGATGAGGACTACACCTTCCAGGAAATGCAGGACGAGCAGATCGTCATCCTCGGTCACGTCTTCTGGTGGGGCATGTACGCCCGCTAACCCTTCCGCTGTCAGATAAAACCCGCCGTCGTGCGGGTTTTTTTTCGCCTCGTGAAAACTCACACCCCCGCATTTACAAGGGTTTCATACATTTGCGCATTCGCAATGCATAAATAAATGCATTTACGCATTGACTGTATATGCATCCATGCATACTCTGTGTCCAAGCCGCTCGACAAAGCGGCTGGCAACAAAGCTCTTTAGTTCCACCAACAGGCAGCGATGAACCGGCCTTAACGGTTCAGAGGGTTGGCAACTGGCCCGGGTGTGCAGCGTAAAGCACCAGAAGCAGTTATCCGGCGGGCAGGGACCGCGGCCGGAGGAACAATTTGAATGGATCCGTACCGCGCCAGTCGCGCCGAAAGATCAAGCGCATTACTGAAAAGCCTGGGTAACCGGGCTTTTTGGAATGCCTGTGCCGTGAGGTGCTTCAAACCGCCGCCAATGGGAGGGCTTTCGATGCTGAAGGATTTCAGATGCGGTCACTGCAAAAAACTGCTGGCCCGCATGGGCGAGCACACCGAACTCCAGATCAAGTGTTCCCGGTGCGGGACGTTGAATCATGTGAAGGCCGTTGAGCCTCGAGTAAACGCCAGCGAGCGAGATGAGCGCTGTTGATCAACCGCGCGATCAATCGATAACTCAAGAGGTGAATCATGAATCGTTTCAAGAAATATATCGCCCCGCTGTTGCTGTCCATTGCGCTGCCCGGTGTCGGGAGCAACGCCAGCGCCGCCAACCTTCTGGTCAACGGTAGCTTCGAACAGCCGGGCTGCAGCGCGAGTTGCATATTGAATACTCCGGCGAAAGCCAACTTTATTACGGGTTGGACGACGTTTCTGTCTGGAGCCGAGTACTTCAATATGCCGGCCTCGATCGGCGGTTCTGTGGCGGCGGATGGCGTCGTAATTGTCGACTTGGCTAACTATGTCTATAGCAACGGCGGTGGCATTCAGCAGAACTTCGCCACCGCAGTCGGCGCCAAGTACCGCTTGACCTTCAGCGCGGGTAATTCGCGCTACGCCAGCCGCTCCGGCGACGGCACCATCCAGGTCAAGGTGGCGGGGCAGAGTGTCACCTTCAACACGCCATCGGCGAAAGGTACCGCCGTGGAGTGGAGCACCATCACGTATGACTTCACGGCCACTTCGGCTCAAACGACTTTGGCCTTCTCCAACGAACAGAATCCTTACGTCAACTTCGCTTTCATCGACAACGTCATCGTTGAGCGACTGTAGAACGTCGCCCGTCTTCAATGACCCCCGCCCCAAACGCTCATCACTCACCCCCAGGAAGCCTGACATGACAAACGAGCAACAAGCGTTGCTGGACATGCCGATCTGGCTGGTCATCGTGCTCGCCCTGGTGGGCGGGGTGACTGGCGAGATGTGGCGTGCCGATAAGGAGGGCGCCCGTGGCTGGTCGCTGCTGCGTCGCCTGGCGCTGCGTTCCGGTGCCTGCATGGTCTGCGGCGTCTCGGCGATCATGCTGTTGTACGCCATGGGCTTCTCGATCTGGGCCGCGGGCGCCTTCGGATGCCTGACCGCAATGGCCGGGGCGGACGTGGCCATCGGGCTTTACGAACGCTGGGCCGCCAAGCGGATGGGCGTCAGTGCGCCACCGCCGCGTGATTCCCGTTCCGACCAACATTGATCACTCGCTAATGATCTTTGTGCCGCCATAAAAAAGGAGGCCTGGATGCCTGCCGTCCTCGAAAAACCGTCGCAGTTGTTCTCGGCCATCGCCCAGACGCTGCGCACCACTTATCCCACCTTGAAAGTCGGCAGCCCCCAGGATTTCGATGGGACCGACGACCAACCCTGGGTGCTGATTGCCATCGAGCGTGATGCCCCCGGCCACCGCGCCAACGACGGGCGTATCGCTCATGTCCTGACGGTTTCCCTGCAAGTCGTCATGGCCGTTCCAGGATGGGAGGCCTGCGACTTGGCTGCGGAACTCAAGCATCTGGTCATGGACAACCGCTGGGGGCTGTCGGGCGATCAATGCGACTTGCCCACGGAACTCGATGGCCTGCCCTCCGAGTTCATCAACCCGGCACGGCAATACACCGCCTGGACCCTTTCCTTCAACCAAACCCTGTACCTGGGCCCGACGCTGTTGGATGACCCGCTGGGCATTCCGTTGTTTGCCCGCACCTGGGAAGTCTCGAACATCGACGACCCGGACCAATACACCGCACTCGAGGGCTGAGCCATGTTTGATGCGCTGTTACGGATGCATCTGGGGCCGATCATCGAGCGTCTGGCGCAGATGGAAACCGAGCTGGAAGACTTGCATCGACGTGCGGAAAGTTTCTGCCGCATCGGCGTTTGCCAGGAAGTCGACGCGGCCAGCAACACCTGCAAAGTCAGCCATGGCGGGCTGCTGACTCCGGCGATCCGTTTTTTCAACCCCAGCGCCGGCGCCCAACGCGAGTCGCGGATTCCGTCCGTGGGCGAGCAATGCCTGTTGCTCAACCATGGCGGCGGCGAAAGCGGTGGGCAAGCCGTGGCGTTGTTCGGCCTTAACGGCGGTCAGTTCCCGCCCGTCTCGACCCAGGCCTCGCTGACGCGGCGCCTCTATCAAGACGGTACGGAAAACGGCTACGACCACGCCAGCCATGTCCTGCACTGGCAAAACGGCCCGGCGGCGTTCAGCGGCTCCCGTGAAGTCCTGCAGTTGAACATCGGCCCGTCGCGGCTGGCGATGACGCCCGAGGCCATCGAACTGCAAGTCGGCGCCGTCGGCATTCGCCTCGACGCCTCCGGTGTGCACTTGAGCGGCCCGGTGGTGGATCACCAGGGGCGCGTCATCAGTACCGCATAAGAGATTTCCTCATGATTGGAATCGATCGAAACACTGGCGCCACGGTGGACGACTGGCTGCAGTTCGTGCAGCGCGCCACCCGAGCCTTGACCACGCCGTTGGGCACCCGCCAGAAGCGCCCGTTGTATGGCTGCGCACTCACCCAATTGCTGGGGCAGAACCTCGGCGACGACCTGCTGATCCTCGCCCAGAGCCATGCTGCCCAAGCGTTCTACAACCCGGACAACGGCATCGATGATTTCGAGCCCCAGGTCATTGTCGCCAGTCGGCACGGTGCCGGGTTGCTGCTGCGTTTCGCCGGCACCTGGAAAAACCGCAAACAGACTTTCGAGGTGGTGACATGAGCATGTTGATACCCGGCCAGAACCAACTGGCCGAACCGGCCATCGTCACCGTCGACGCGTTCGAGGACTTGCTCGCCGAGTTCAAGACCTTTGTGGTCGAGTACGTCGCCGCACGCTCTCCGACAAGCGCCGCCAAGTTGGTGGACAGCCTCGAGAACGAAAGCGAACTGCTGACCCTGGCCCTGGAGGCGTTCTGCGTCCGGCTGCAAACTCACGAACGCAAATACAACGCCCGCATCAAGCAGATGTTGGCGTGGTGGGCCATCGGCACCAACCTCGACGCTCGCCTCGCGGACATGGGCCTTGAACGCCAGTTGCTCGACCCGGGCGACCCGGCGGCGCTCCCGCCCATCGCGCCGGTCTATGAGAGCGATGACGATGCGCGGTTGCGCTACTACCTGGCGCCCCACGCCCCGGCGGCCGGCTCGCGCATGCAGTATCGACGGGAGATTTTCACCCTGGGGCAACGTCCGACGGTGAAAGTCGAAAATGCCTCGGCGGGTGTGGTGACGGTCACCTACACCTTCGACCCGGACAGCTACGCCGCCCAGATCAAGGACGGCAACGGACGCCGTACCGCGCCGGGCGAAGTCACGGTCACGGTGCTGTCCCGCGACGGCGATGGAACACCCTCCGAAGCATTGCTCGACGGCGTCCGCGAGCACTTCGCCCGACCGGATGTACGACCCGAGACGGACTTGGTCATCGTGCAGGCCGCGCAAATCAAACCATACAAGATCCGCGTCGTGGCGAAGATCAATCCTGGGCCTGACTCAGGCCTGACCCAGATTGCCGCACAGCAGCAATTGCAGGAATACGCCGAGGCCTGCCATCGCCTGGAAGGGCGGGTGGACCCGAGCTGGATCGACTACACGCTGCACAGCGCTGGCGCAGTTCAACTGCAGATTCTCGAACCGCTTGCGCCGGTTGTGACGACGGCATTCCAGGCGCCGTACTGCACGGGCGTCGAGGTCGAGGTGGATACGTTATGACTGACGACACATCTCGGCCGAGCCTGCTGCCGGTCAACAGCTCGCCGCTGGAGCGGGCGCTGGATCTCGGGTTTGCCCGGCTGCTGGAACGCATCGATCCGCCGTTTCCCGAACTGATGAACCCGACGGCCACGCCTTTGGCGTTTTTGCCGTATCTCGGGGCCGACCGCGGTGTCAGTGAATGGAGTTCCAAGGCGCCCGAAGCTGAAAAGCGCCTGACCGTTGAACTCGCCTGGCCCACCGCCCGGCAGGCCGGGACACGAAAGGCGCTGGAAAATGCGGCCAAGGGTTTGCAACTCAGGCCTGAAGTACGCGCCTGGTATGAGCAAACGCCACCGGGCCTGCCCTACAGCTTTTCCGTCAGGGCGTTCACCGAGCAGCCCTACAGCGAAGCCATCGACGCCCGTCTCGACCGTCGCCTGGCCGATGCCAAGAGTGAGCGCGACATCTTGAGTGTTTCGGTGGGCTTGAGCGCTTTTGGCCGTCACGTCATCGGCGCGGCGACGCTGTGCGGCGAGCTGACCACGGTTTATCCGATTGTCATAGAAGGCCTCGAAGCCTCGGGCCAGGCCTTCATGGCCGCCGCGCTCTACACCGTCGAAACCTCCATTATTTATCCACAGGGGTCCTAAATGGCCGACTACTACACCCTGCTCACCGATGCGGGGATCGCCTACGAAACTGCCTGCAAGGCGGCGGGCACACCGATCAAGCTGTCGCAGATTTCCGTCGGTGACGGTGGCGGTGCCGTCTACAACCCTGCGGCAACCGCTACTGCACTCAAGCGCGAAGTCTGGCGCGGGCCGCTCAATGCGCTGTTCCAGGATGAGAAAAATCCGAGTTGGTTGCTCGCTGAAGTCACCATTCCGCCTGAGGTGGGCGGCTGGTATGTGCGTGAGGCCGGGATCTGGACCGATACCGGGATTCTTTACGCGGTCGTCAAATATCCGGAGTCGTTCAAACCGGTGTTGGCGACGTCCGGCTCGGGGAAAGAGTTTTACATCCGGTCGATTTTCGAGACGAGTAACGCTGAGCTGGTGACGCTATTGATTGACGATACGGTGGTCAAGGCGACGCGGGCTTGGGTGATGAGCTATCTGGCTGATGAATTGGCCAAACTCGATGGCAAGCAGTCGGTGCGTGTGGCGGCGACGGGCAATGTTGTTTTGAACGGTGCTCAGCAGATCGACGGCGTAGCGGTTACGGCTGGACAGCGGGTGCTACTGCCATCGCAGACGGCGGCCAGAGAGAACGGAATCTGGATTGTCGCCAATGATGCATGGTCTCGCGCCGCAGATGCGAACACGAGTGCGAAGGTGACGCCCGGTTTAATGGTAATGGTGGAGGAGGGCGCCAAGAATGGCGACTCGCTCTGGCACTTGGTTACGAACGGGCCGATTACGCTCGATACGACGGCGTTGACCTTCGAAATGCTCGCGGGCCGGACTGGCATCGCTCCGGGGACCTACAACAGTCTGACGATCGATAAATACGGTCGAGCAACGGCCGGTGGTAACCCGGAAACGTTGGCTGGGTTTGGTATCAAGGACACTTACACAAAGCTTGAAATCGAATCGATGATCGCGGAGGCATCGGCGTTGCCCGTCGGTGCCACGGTCGCGTTTCCACTGGATAAGGTCGCGCCTGGTTTTCTGGAGTTGGACGGTAGCGTCAAGAGCATTGCGGCCTATCCCGATCTGGCGGCGTTTCTTGGTACGGCCTTCAACAAGGGAGATGAGGGCGCCGGCAATTTTCGTTTGCCGGAATCTCGTGGCGAGTTTCTGCGGGGGTGGGATCATGGGCGCGGCGTGGATCCAGGTCGAACAATCGGCAGCGCTCAAATGGGCAGTTACCTGCCGGGCGATAACAACGCCTCCGACGAAATTATTTACGTTCATAACGCAAGCGACAAGGCAGGGTTGGGTTGGGATACGTTCGCAGGCGCTCCAGCGGCAGGGGTTATTAGATATCACACCGTGATCAACGAATCCGTGCCAGACCCTACTCCGATTTTCTTGCATGGCGGCGCCGCTCGCCCGCGCAACTTGGCGGTCATGTGGTGCATCAAGGCCTGGAACGCGCCAATCAACCAGGGAAACATCGACATCGCCGCGCTCGCTGCTTTGGCGACGCAGGCCACGGAGGTCAAGCCAGGCACGGCCAAGATCGCTACCCAAGCGCAAACCAACGCTGGCGCTGATGACGCCACTATCGTCACCCCGAAAAAAATGCGTTGGGGGTTCGGGATCAGCCTCGCAGCTAATGGCTACATCACTTTCCCGACCTGGCTGGGCGGCCTAATTATCCAGTGGGGCCAAATTAATATCGGCGACATCTCCAACGGCGGCTCGTCGAGTTATTCGCTGCCGCTGGCATTTCCCGCGAATCACTTCCAAACGCTGCTGTCGTGTGCGGAATCAGGTGGCGGTGCTTGGAACGCTTTTCTCGTCAGCAAAAGCCTATTGGGGTTCGTCTGGTCGCCCATGGAGTGGTCGGCGGTCGTCCAGAACGCCAAAGTTACTTACCTCTCTATCGGTTCCTAGGGGCACGTCATGGACACTCGCTATTACAGCAAAACCACGGGCTGCACGTACCTGACCAGCTTACACGGCGCCAATATGCCGACCGATGCGGTTCCGATCGATGAAGAGCGCTTCCTGTCGGTGATTGGCAATCCGCCCTCTGGAAAGATTCGCGGCCACGATGCGCAGGGTCTGCCAACTCTAATCGACCCCTTGCCCCCAACGGCCGATGAACTTTCAGTACAAGAGCGATCATGGCGTGATGCTGAGATTGAGCGTGTTGAGTGGCTGCGTGAGCGGCATCGTGACCAGCTCGATATTGGCGAACTATCAACGCTGACGCCCGAGCAATTCGGCGAACTGCTGGGGCACATCAAGGCCTTGCGTGATTGGCCTCAATCACAAAATTTCCCCGACAACCAGTACCGGCCAATCGCGCCGGCTTGGATTGCCGAGCAGGCCCGATAAAACGCCCCGCACCGACGGGGCGTTTTCTTATCCCTCCAACACCCAAAGCCCCTCCCCGAAGGGGCTTTTTCATATCCGGAGAAACCCAAATGGCACCACGCCAAACCTATACCGTGCTCCTCCCATTTCCCACCGGAGGCGGGCACTGGTCGAGCGTCGGCCAGGAACTCGATCTGCTCGACGTCGAGGCCAGCGCGTTGTTCAGCGCCGGTCGCCTGGAACTGAAAAAAACCGAGGCCGGCGAATCGGCTTCCGCATCCATCCCGGCCAAAAAGGCCACCACCAAAAAGGCTGAATAACCATGGCTGAGGTTTTGAACTTCGAGCACAACGGCATCACCGTCAATGCCACCGAATCTCCCGAGGCCATGGGTGGCCTGGGGGATAACGTCATCGGGCTGGTCGGCACCGCGCCGAATGCCAATCCGTTGATTCCGAAAAACACCCCGTTCCGCATCAACAGCTTCACCACCCAGGCCCAGCTGGACCCGACCGGTGCCGAGGCAGGTACGTTGTTCCACGCCGTCTACCAGATTCTCAAAGTGGTCAAGGTGCCGGTGTATGTGGTCATCGTCGAAGAGGGCGCCACCCTGGCCGACACGCAGAACAACGTGATCGGCGGCATCGAGGCGCAGACCGGGCGCAAGTTGGGCCTGGCGGCGTTGAGCGGCGTCGCTGAAGACCTGACCATCATCGGCGCGCCAGGCTTCACCGGCACCAAGGCCGTGGCCGGCGAGTTCGCCTCGTTCGGCAAGCGCATCAAGGCCCGTGTGGTGCTCGACGGCAAGGATGCCTCGGTCGCCGATCAAGTGACCTACAGCCAGGAACTGGGCGGCGCGGACCTCGGTTTCGACCGTTGCCTGGTGGTGCACAACATGCCGGCGGTGTATTCCAAGGCGGCGAAGAAAAACGTCTTCCTGGCCCCGTCGAGCCTGGCGATTGCCGCGCTTGCCAAGGTCAAGCAATGGGAAAGCCCGGGCAACCAGGTGACGTTCGCCGAAGACGTTTCCCGCACCGTGGAATACAACATTCTCGACACCTCCACCGAAGGCGATCTGCTCAACCGCTACGGCGTCAGCTACTACGCCCGGACCATCCTCGGCGGCTTCTCGCTGCTGGGCAACCGCTCCATCACCGGCAAGTTCATCAGCTACGTCGGCCTGGAAGATGCCATTAGCCGCAAGCTGGTGAAGGCCGGCCAGAAAGCCATGGCCAAGAACCTGACCAAGTCGTTCATGGACCAGGAGGTCAAGCGCATCAACGACTGGCTGCAAACCCTGGTCGCCGACGAAACCATTCCTGGCGGCAGCGTTTACCTGCACCCGGAATTGAACAGCGTCGAGAAGTACAAGAATGGCACCTGGTACGTGGTCATCGACTACGGCCGTTACGCGCCGAATGAACACATGATTTATCAACTCAATGCCCGCGATGAAATCATCGAGCAGTTCCTGGAGGACGTTCTCTAATGTTTACCAACCGCGTGAGACAGGCCATCGCGGCCACCCTGCAAGGCCTGCCGTTGTCGGCGACTGTGGAAGATTTCACCCCGCCGAAGATCGAATTCGACATGGAAGAGATGCGTGGCGGCCGCTTCATTGGCGAGGAAATGGCCAAGGGCGGCAAGGTGCTGACGGCCAAGCTGACCCTGCAAGGTCTCGGCCCTGAAGTCATGCTGGCGCTGGGCGTGAGTGTTGGTGACGACATTCTGCTGAACGTGCGCGAGGCCGGCCAGGACCAGGACGGCAATACCTGGTTCACCTACCACACGGTGGGCGGCAAGTTGAAATCCCTTGAGGAAACCGCGCTGAAAATGGGCGAGAAGCCCAAGACCAATCTTGAGCTGTCCTGCCGCACCTACAACCGCCTGGAAAACGGCGTGCCGGTGATCGACATCGACGTGCGCACCCAGAAGTTCGTGCTCAACGGCATCGACATTCTTGGCGATGCGCGCCGTGCGGTGTTGTTGCCTTAAGCCTTTGCCAGCCGGCAGATGCAGTCCCCTGTGGGAGCAGGCTCGCTCCCCGCAGGTTGTCCGCTGAATCACCAAGGAATTGATTTCATGTCCTGGATACCTCCTACCCATGAACTGTTGTCGCCGATCACCGGTGACGACGGTTCGCAGATCGAGCAGCTCACACTCAAACCGCTGTTCTACGCCGCGCAAAAAGACGCCCTGGCTCGCGCTGGCGATGACGAAGACGAGCAGTTCTTCGAGCTGGCCAAGTTGGCCACCGGCCTGTCGGGCAAGGAACTCGACCAGCTCAAACGCCCGGACTACGTGAGCATTGCCCAGTACGTGCACGAAATGTCCACGCGCCCGGCGTCGTATTTTCTGGATGACCCACAGGCCGATCCCGACCAGGTGCAGCTGCTGCAACCGCTCGACGTCGCGGGCCGCAGCCTGACCTCGTTGACCCTGGAAATGCCGGTGCTGCGTGCGACCAAGGCCATGAAAAAGCTGAAGACGGCCAAGGAGCGCGCCGAGTTCATCACCGCCCATTGCACCGGCCTGATGATTCCCGATCTCGATCTTTTAAGCGTGCCCGACTGGACCCAGTTGCAGGTACGCATCGACGATTTTTTAAACAAACCGGCGGACTTCTTTCGGAGCGCGACATCGAAGTGATCCTCGATGTGGTGCCGCTCATTTACTCGGTAAGTGAGGCGGAAATCCTGGAGTGGGACGCCGGCAAGGCCTTGCGCCGCTACGACATCGCGATCACTCGCCTTGGCGTGAAACAGGAGTAGAACAGGATGGCAGACAATACGTTTTCGCTGTCCGGCGTGGCGAGCATAGGCAGCGTATCCGAAACGTCGGGGCTGAACCTGGCGTTGACCACGGCCAGTCTCGACATCCGCCTGCTGGTGTCGGAACAGGTCAAATTGCGGGAAACGCTGACATTGCTGAACGTTGCCTTGTCACAGCAGCAGTCGTTGCTCAAGGCAAGCGGATCGACGGCCGCTTCAAGCAGCGAGCCGAAATCCAAGCTAAAGGCCGAGCTTGAACAAAGCGCACCACCCGATCGACGCAAGTCTTCCATTGCCTTGGAGTTGGCGATGGTTGAGCTCAATCTGGTGGCGAAACTAAGCAAGGACCAGCTCTCTGGCATGGCGATCGCCAACCTGAAGATGGCCAGCGAAAAACAGGTGGCCCCCAGCGGGGCGACAGCGGTGCAACTCGCGCAGGTCGAACTGGTAGCGGCGAAAGCAGGTATCGGCAGTGGCCTCGAACCAGCCAGGAAGCAGGACGAGTTACTGAATTTCACTCGCGACAGTGCGGTCATGGCGTCGGCGTTCGGGCTTGATGTCAAGGCTGCCAGCGAAATGTTGCTGGCCTGGCGCACAGCGCTGGATCTGGACCGGGGACAAAGCCTGGGCCTGGCGGATGCGAGCAATCACCTTGGCAACAGCGGCCTGAATGTCAAAGCGGCCGATATCGGCTCGGTCGTACAACGCGGTGGCGAGGCTGGCATCGCCGCGGGCATGACCCCGCAGCAAGTGGCGGCCCTCGCGGCAGCGTTCCTGAACAGCGGCGTGGACAAGGCAGGCGCCGGTGAGGCTTTGAACGTATTCACCACGGTGCTGGCCAAGGGGAATGCAGCTTCACCGCAGCAGCGTCAGGCCTGGACCGAGCTGGACCCCAGGTTCAATTCGGCGATGGTGGCCGACGGTTTGCGTACGGACGCATCGGGAACCATCACCCTGGTGCTTGAAGCTCTGAAGAAAAAACCTGCCGAAGAACAACAGTCGCTTGCCAAGATTCTGTTTGGCGATAACACGGCGATCCTTGAGCTGCTGAAAAAACCGCAAGACACGCAGAAAGCGTTTGCGCTGGTGTCCGAGCGGACCACTGACGGAGCGTTGCCGAAGTACGACGGCTCCGTTGCCAAGGCCGCCGAAACGCTTGGGGATACGTCACAAGGACGATGGAACGCTCATCAGGCGAATCAGACGCGCCTGTCCTCGGCGGTTGGCAATGCGCTGATGCCGGTGGATGACGGTTTGACGGCCTCCCTCGATACAGTGACGGGCGGTTTGAGTTCGCTGGCAGAAGCGTCGCCGAAGGCTGCAGCAGGCGTTGCGCTTGCAGTCGCGGCCGTAGCCTCTCTGGTGGCGCTGCTTGGCAACGCTGTGTTGTCGGAGGGGCTTTCGAGGGTGGGCAAAAAGGTCCTGGACCAGACCGCCGCTCGCCTGCCAGAAAGCGTGGGGGACGTAATCGCCGACGCTGGTGACGGTACCCGCAAGGGCAAGGGCGGCAAAAAAGGAGCGCCCCGCGTGACCAGGACCAGGCCTGCCGGCAGGGCGAGCCGTTTGATGGGGGCCGTGGCCAAGGCCCAACCCCTGGTCGGCAAAGCAGCGGCACCGCTAATGGTGGTCAGTGCCGGATACGATGCCTACAAAGGATTGCGCGACGGCGACGACAAGGCCGTTGGAGGTGCCGTCGGCCAGATGACCGGAACGGTCGTTGGGGCGGCGATCGGGTCGTTCCTTCTGCCTGGAATCGGCACCGCAATCGGCGGTTTCGTGGGCGGTATGGCCGGTTCATGGCTAGGCGAGCAACTGGCGTCGCCCAGTGATCGGCTCAAGGCGCCAGAGGCGGTGACCCAAGACTTGATCAGCGCCCAGACCACAGCCCAGACCACAGCCCAGACCACCACTCAACAGAACAACATGACCGCCAACATCTACATCAACGGCCAGGATCAGGCCAGTGCAAGTCAGTTGGCGAACCTGGTCGTGCAACAGATCAGTGGCCAGTTCGGCCTGACATCCATGCCCAACACACTGGCCATGCGCAGTGACGCTGCCCTGACCGACGGAGGTACGTGATGCGTCAACAAATGGCCCTCGGCAGTTTCATCTTTGGCCTGTCGAGAAATTTTGCTTACCACCAATTGGTACACACGTCGGATGGCGGCTGGAAAAACATCGACATCCTCACCAGCAAGCCCAAGTCCAGCCAGATCGGCCAAGGCCTGCAAGGGCTGACGATCACCGGCAAATCGATGTACGCGACCGCCATGGATCGCCTCGATGAGTTGCGCGCTTTGCAGGCGCTGCGCGTCCCGTTGCCGTTGGTCGACGGCATTGGTCGCAACTGGGGCCTGTGGCGGATCAACAATGTCACGGAAACCCAGACCGCAATCATTGATGACGGCACGGCAATGGTGGTCGGTTGGGTGGTTGATTTGACGGAGTTCGCCAATGCGTAGGGTTCGAAGTATCGCTGGTGATTCGGCGAATCTGCTGCTGTATCGCGAGCTGGAGCGTTGTGACGACGTCGTCGAGGAGGCGCTCTGGCAGCTCAATCCGGGGTTGGCTGAATGGGGGCCGGTATTGCCTGCGGGCGTATGGGTGGTCTTGCCGGAAGTGGAACTCAAGCCCGTGGCAACCCCACCGGTTTCGGCCTGGGATTAAGGAGGCGACATGTCATTGGGTTTTACGCCTGCGGTGGAAATTTATGGCGCGAATGCCGCGCTGCTCAACGAGCGCCTGCTCAAGTGGGAGCATGTCGACGCGGCGGGGATCGAGTCCGATCAACTGACGCTCACCATCAGCCTGGAAGGTCTGGAAGGGTTGCCCAGCCTGGGCGGGAAAATCGGTCTGCGGGTCGGTTATCTGGAGTCGGGACTGGTAGATAAAGGCGAGTTCGTCATCACTCGGCGCACGCCGTTCCTGTTTCCGCTGCAACTCGTTCTGGTGGCCATGGCGGCGCCGTTCAGCGCGGCGGACCAGACGGGCTTCAAGCAACGCCGATCTGTCAGCCATGGCCCGACGACTCTGGGGGCGCTGTTTCGTCAACTGACCTCCAGGCACGGGTTTTCGCCCCGTGTGGCGCCGGACCTGTCGCTGATCAGAATCGATCACGTCGACCAGTCCAACGAAACCGACATGGGTTTCCTCACGCGCCTGGCCCACCGTTATGACGCCGTCGCCAAACCGGTCAACGAGTTGTATGTACTGGCCCGGCGCGGTCAGGCGAAGTCGTTGTCGGGCAAGGTCCTGCCCGAGATGAAACTGTCAGTGACGACGAACAATCGTCCGGGTGATCACGCTTTCATTTCGGCCAAGCTGGATGAAACCGCGCGGGCAAAGTACGACGGTTGCAAGACCACTTGGTGGGATGCGGCGGCGGGCACGCTTCGGGTCGAGGAGAGCGGCATCGCGCCGTTCAAGACCCTGCGCCAGCGCTTCCAGAGCGCAGAGGAAGCCCGCGCCGCCGGTGAAGGCGAGGTGCGCCGGATGTTACGCGAAGCCTTGAAAGTGAAGATCGAATGCCCCGGCAATCCGGGGTTGTCCGCCGAGGGCATCGTACTGCTGGACCCCACCTGGCCGGATTTCATGCGCGGGCGCTGGTCGATCGACAAGGTCACCGCCAGCGGCGACCGGGAAAAAAGCTACCGCTGCAGCATCGACGCGACCTGCCTGGACGCCAAGGCCTGACCCTAACCCCTGTGGGAACTCGCGATAGCGGTATCCCATTCAACATTTCTGCTGCCTGACCCACCGCCATCGCGAGCAAGCCCGTTCCCACGGGGTTCGCTCGCACCTTCAGATACTGGAGTCCCTCGATGAAGATCACCCCGATCCTCACGCAACTGCGTGAGCAATGCCCCACGCTCGCCCATCGCGTGGCCGCAGGCTTTGACCTCGCCACGCTGCAAGCCGAGGCCCCGCTGCAACCCCCCTGCGCCTATGTCCTGCCCACCGCCGACATCGCCGGCAAGAACGCGGCGCAAAACGTCACGCTGCAAGCGGTACGCGACCGTTTCGATGTGGTGTTGGTGCTTGACGCCACTGACGCGACAAAAGCGCTGGATCTGTTGCACGACCTGCGGGCCGAACTGTGGCGGGCGCTGGTGGGGTTCAAGCCGGGCGCTGAGTACACCGGCGTCGAGTACGACGGCAGCGAACTGGTTTCCATCAACAGCAGCCGTGTGTCGTACCGGCTGCGCTTTTTCGCCGAGTTCCAGCTGGGCCGCAACCTGGCGAGCCAGCCTGCCGAAAGCTGGCACGAGCGTGAACTGGACGGTTTGTCGTCCTTTACCGGGGCCACTGTGCGGGTCGATGCCATCGACCCGGCGGACCCCAACCTGAAACATCCCGGCCCCGATGGGCGCGTGGAACTGACTTTCTCTGGAGACGTAACCCCATGAGCAAACGCATCACCGTGCTGCCGGCCCCGGGCCGTGCCGTACCGGACCCGGAAGCGGGCGATCTGTTGCCCCTCGAAGGCCGTGAAGTGCCGGACAACGCCTGGTGGCGTCGACGTCTGGCCGATGGCGATATCACTACCAAAACCGTGAAAGCGGCAAAACCACAGGGAGCCAAATAATGGCGATCGGATTCAGCAACATTCCCGCGGACATTCGTGTTCCGCTGTTCTACGCCGAAATGGACAACTCGGCCGCCAATAGCGCGTCATCGGCCATGCGCCGGTTGATCGTCGCCCAGGTCAACGACAACGTTGCGCCGGCCGAGGTCGGCAAGCTGGTGCTGGTGTCCAGCGTCGCGCTGGCCAAGAGCATCGGCGGGCAGGGCTCGATGCTCGCCGCCATGTACGACACCTGGCGCAAGACCGACCCGCTGGGGGAAATCTGGTGCCTGCCGCTGCACAACGTCGAGGGTTCGATCGCCAAGGGCGTGCTGACCCTCACCGGCGCCGCGACACAAAGCGGCGTGCTCAACTTGTACGTCGGCGGTGTGCGTGTCCAGGCGGCTATCGTCAACGGCGCCACGGCGGCCCAGGCCGCCACTGCGCTGGCGTTGAAAATCAATGCCGCCGCCGATCTGCCGGTGACTGCCGCGGCCGCCGAAGGCGTCGTGACCCTCAGCGCCAAATGGACCGGCGACAGCGGCAACGACATCAGCCTGCAGTTCAATCGCCTGGGCAAGAGCAATGGCGAAGACACCCCGGCGGGGCTGACCACCGCCATCACCGCGATGACCGGCGGCGCCGGTGTGCCGGACCAGACCGCTGCAGTCGCGGCCCTGGGCGATGAGCCGTTCGAGTTCATCGCCATGCCCTGGTCCGATGTATCGAGCCTCAACACCTGGCAAGCGGTCATGGACGACAGCACCGGCCGCTGGTCCTGGGCCAAGCAGTTGTTTGGTCATGTCTACAGCGCCAAGCGCGGCACTATCGGCACCCTGGTCGCCGCCGGACAGGCGCGCAACGACCAGCACATGACCATCCAGGCGCTGGAGATGGGCGTCCCGCAACCGTTCTGGGTACAGGCCGCTGCCTTGGCGGCTCGCACCGCGGTATTCATCTCTGCCGACGCCAGCCGTCCAACCCAAAGCGGCAGCCTGCCAGGCCTGGACCCGGCGCCGGCCAGCGAGCGCTTCACCCTGACCGAGCGTCAGTCGCTGCTCAACTATGGCATCGCCACGGCCTATTACGAAGGCGGCTACGTGCGCATCCAGCGTTCCATCACCACGTACCAGAAAAATGCTTTCGGCCAGGCTGACAACTCCTACCTGGACAGTGAAACCATGCACCAGTCGGCATTCATTGTTCGCCGCCTGCAAAGCGTGATTACCAGCAAGTACGGTCGCCACAAACTGGCCTCGGACGGTACCCGTTTCGGCGCCGGCCAGCCCATCGTGACCCCGAGCACCATCCGCGGCGAGTTGATCGCGCAATACGCCAAGCTCGAACTGGAAGGCCATGTGGAAAACGCCGAGCTGTTCGCCGAGCACCTGGTGGTCGAGCGCGACAGCCAGGACCCGAGCCGGGTCAACGTGCTGTTCCCGCCGGACTACATCAACGGCCTGCGGGTGTTCGCGCTGCTCAACCAATTCCGCCTGCAATACGACGCTGCTGCCTGACGGTAGCACTCAGTCGGATGAACTCAGCCCACCTCGCGTGGGCTTTTTATTTGAAGGGAGAAACACCATGGGTCAACTGATTGCGGGCACCTGCTACGTCAAAGTGGACGGCGCTCAACTGACCATCAATGGCGGCTGCGAAGCGCCACTGATGTTCACCAAACGCGAAACCGTCGTACCGGGTTTCTACAAGGAAACCGACATCGCCCCGTCGTTCAAGGTGACGGCACTGCACACCGCGGACTTCCCGCTCAAGCAACTGGTGGCTGGCACCGACATGACCGTCACCTGCGAATTCAACAACGGCAAGGTCTACGTGCTGGCCGGCGCCTACCTGGTGGAAGAACCGGTATCCAAGGGCGACGACGCCACCATCGAGCTGAAATTCGAAGGCATCAAGGGGACCTGGCAATGACTGACGTCGTGACTTTGCGGGTGGCCATCGAGGCCCACGGCGAGCCGTTGAGCGAGCTGACCCTGCGCCGTCCGACGGTGCAGGAAGTCCGGGCGATCAAGGCGCTGCCGTACAAAATCGACAAGAGCGAGGAGGTGAGCCTGGACATGGACGTCGCGGCCAAATACATCGCGGTGTGCGCCGGTATCCCGCCGTCGTCGGTCAACCAGTTGGACCTGGCTGACCTCAATGCCTTGAGCTGGGCCGTCGCGAGTTTTTTCATGAGTGCGGCGTCGCAGCCATCGGCGACCTGATCGCCGCCGCCTATGACCTGGCCTGGTTCTGGAAGGTTGACCCCGAACAGATGATGGCCAGGCCACTGGACGTGCTCCGGGAATCCTTGGAGCACGCGCAACGGATCAATGCGATGCAGCAGGTGCAGTGATGGCAGACACAGAAAAGGTAGAGAAAAAAGCAGTGCTGCTGACGGGCATCGATGAGCTGTCACCCAAGCTCGCGAGCCTTCGTGCGAAGGTCGCGGGTTTCAAGCAGAACCTCGATGCCACGGGGTTGGGCAGCCTGGACATTTCCGCGCTGCTGCCCAGCGGCGGCCTGGCCGAACCGTTCATGGACGGGCTCAAGTCGGCGCTGGCCTTCAAGGACGAAGCGGGCGCAGCGAGCGTGGCGGCCAGCGCCGTCCAGGCGCCTGAAGCGCCTCGTGTGGCGGCACAAAGCCTGGATGGATTGAAGACTTCCATCAGCAACGTGTCGGTGCAATTCGGTTCGGCGCTGGGGCCTGCGGTCAACGCGGTGGCGGTCAGTTTGCAGCCCATGGTCAGCGGCGTGGCCCAGGTGCTGCAGGACAACCCGCAACTGGTCCAGGGCCTGGCGACGGGCGTTGTCGCGTTCAACGCGATCCAGACCGCGGTCAGCGGCGCGAGCCAGGCCATGGAAGTGGTCAGCCTGGCCATGAAGATGAACCCCATCAGCTTGATTGCCATGGGCATCGCCTTGGCGGCAGGGATGATCATCGCCCACTGGACGCCGATCTCGGCGTTTTTTGCCGGGCTCTGGCAACGGCTCGCGCCGATCGTGCTGCCGATGGTCGAGTTCTTCAAGACGATGTTCGCCTACACCCCGATGGGGCAGGTGATCAGCAATTGGGGGCCGATCAGCGGTTTTTTCGGCGCGCTCTGGAATGTGATCGTGGCGGCGGCAACGCCGGTCATCGGTTTCATGCAGACGCTGTTCGCCTGGTCACCCTTGGGTTTGATCGTTGCCAATTGGGCGCCCCTGACCGGCTTGTTCACGGCGATCTGGGATCTGCTCAAAGCCTTGACCGTGCCGGTGATGGACGCCCTTAAAGGCCTGTTCGACTGGACGCCGCTGGGATTGATCATGGCCAACTGGGGCACGATCGGCGAGGTCTTCGCCGGGATCTGGGAAGGCATCCGCAACCAGGTGTCGATCATGCTGGCGGTGTTCAGCGGCCTGTTCGACTGGTCGCCCATCGAGGGCCTGACTCGACAATGGGGGCCGGTGGGCGAGTGGTTCAGCCAGTGGTGGAACGAGTTGCAGGCGGTGATCGCGCCGATCAAGGCGTTTTTCAACGGCGGCTTTGGCGAAATGATCACCTCGTTTACTGGCAAGGTCGAAGGACTGACCGAGGCGCAACGCGCCACCAATGCCGAAGGCAAGGGTGAGTTGGCGCCGGCGTTTTTTGGCGGGGCCGGCGACCAGCCTTCGAGCCTGGCTCCTGTGAAAACGTCATTGGCACCTGGGGCGTTGCCGCAAACTTCCAGCCATCTGGTGCAACAAAGCGCCGCCAACAACCGTACGCAACTCGAAGGCGGCCTGACCGTGCGCTTCGAAAACGCGCCGGCCGGGTTGCGCGCCGATCCGCCCCAGACCAATCAACCGGCCCTGGCGGTGAGTTCACGTATCGGCTATCGCTCACTTTCCGCAGGAGGTTCCAATGAGCTGGCGTGATCGTTTGTTGCCGGCGTCGTTTCGTGGCGTCGGGTTCTGGGTCGACCAGGCGAAAACCCCGGTCGGCCACAAGGGCCAGTTGCATGAATATCCACAGCGCGACCAGCCGTTTTTCGAAGGGCTCGGCCAGCAGGCGAAGATTCATGAGCTGACCGCGTTCATCGTTGGCCCCGATTGCCTGGAGCAGCGCGACAAGTTGCTCAAGGCCTTGGAGCAGGGCAGCGGTGAACTGGTGCACCCGTGGCTGGGACGCCTGCAAGTCAAGGTCGGCGAATGCGACATGACTCAGACCCGCCAGGACGGCGGGCTGGTGACGTTCGCCCTGAAGTTCTACCCCGACCAACCGCTGCAGTTCCCCTCGGCCACGATCAATAGCCAGAAATTGTTGCTGGTCTCGGCCGACAGCTTCCTGGGGTCGGCCGTGCGACGCTTCGAAGACGCCATGACCTTGATCAAGGCCGCGCGGATCGGCATTGCGGACCTGCGCAACAGCCTCAAGGACATCTACGGCGTGATCGAGCAGGAGCTCAAGCCGCTGATCGAGACCTATCGGCAACTCAGCGATCTGGTCAAGGCGGTGAAAGAATTGCCCAAGGAAGTGGTGGCCGAGTTCAAGGGGTTGCTGGGTGACATTCGTGAACTGAAGGACTTTGCCCGTGACGGCTATCGCGGCGTGATTGCCAGCGTGTCGCAACAGGTGGAAGCCATTCGCAAGGCCGACGCGCCCAAGCTGACGACGGGCAAGGACACCACGGCGGCGGCCCAGGCCGTGGCCGACCTGGTGCAGGACACACTCCTGGTGCAGGCCGCGCAATGGATTGCGGCGATGCCGGTGGCGGCGCCCGCGGTCAAGTTGGGCGCCACGCCTTCAGTGGCGCAGCAGGCCGTGCAACCGGTCCAGCGCCGGGACGTTCCGGTCGCCGACGACGTACTGGCGCTGCGCGATGCCTTGAACGATGCGATCTGGCAAGCGTCGCTCAAGGCTGACCCGGAGCACTACCAGGCGATGAACAACCTGCGTCAGCAAATGGCCGCGCACCTGACGGCGGTGGCGTCTTCGGGCGTCAGGCTGATCAGCCTGTCGTTCAAGCAAAGCCTGCCGGCGTTGGTGGTGGCCTATCAGCAATTCGCCGATGCCACGCGAGTGACCGAAGTGACCCAGCGTAACGGCGTCGCCCATCCTGGTTTCCTGCCACCCAATGACCTGAAAGTCTCGGGGGAATAAGCCATGAATGAGCTCGACAATGCCGTCTCGCTGACCGTCGGCGGACTGGATTACGGCGGCTGGAAAAGTGTGGAAATCAGTGCGGACCTGGAGCGTCAGTTCCGCACCTTCAAACTCGACATCACCTGGCAGTGGCCGGGGCAGACCCAAGCGGTGCCGATCCGTCCGGGCGATGAATGCCAGGTGCGCATCGGTGCCGACCTGGTCCTCAGCGGCTATGTGTTCAAGGCACCGGTCAGCTATGACGGCCGGCAGATCAGCCTGAGCATCGAAGGTGGCTCGAAAACCCAGGACCTGGTGGACTGCGCGGCCATCAATCGCCCGAGCCAATGGCGCGGGCAAACGCTGCTGAGCATCGTCCAGGCCTTGGCGGCGCAATATGGCGTGGGTGTGGTCAGTGAGATCCCCGAAACCGCGCGGCTGAGCGAACACAGTATCGTGCCGGGGGAAACGGTCTTTCAGTCCATCGACCGATTGCTGACGTTGTTCCGCGTGTTCTCCACCGACGATGCCCAAGGGCGTGTGCTGTTGGCCAAGCCCGGCAGCGGTGGGCGGGCCAGTGATGTGTTGGAGTTGGGCAAGAACATCCTGTCGGGCAACGCACCGATGGATTACAGCCAGGTGTTCTCCGAATACCGAGTCATCGGCCAGCACAAGGGCAACGACGAGCAGAGCGGGGCGGCGGTGAGCGAAGTCGCGGGCACCGCTACCGATCTGGGCTTCAAGCGCAAGCGGGTCACGGTGATCAGCGAAGCAGCGCAATTGTCCTTCGAACTCGCCCAGCAACGGGCCGATTGGGAAAGCGCCATCCGCAGCGGCAGGGCCCTGGCCACTACCTATCGCGTGCAAGGCTGGCGCCAGGCCAACGGCGATCTGTGGCGGCACAACACCTTGGTGCGAGTGATCGATCCGGTATTGGGGTTCGATGGCGACATGCTGATTTCCAAAGTGACCTACTCACTGTCGGCACAAGGCTCCGTCACCACCCTGCAAGTTGCGCCGCCCCATACGTTCGACGCGAACCCGGTGCCGCCGAAGGCGTGAGCCTGCGCTCACCGTGTCCTGCTGTTAAACCTGATTCCGAAGGAAAACCTCAATGAGCCTACTGACCCGCCTCCTGGCGCGCGGCACTGTCGTGCTCGCCCACTCGGCCACCAAGTTGCAATCGCTGCAAATGCGCCTCACCGCCGGCGAAGTGAACGACGACATGGAGCACTTCGAACCCTACGGTTTCACCAGCAACCCACTGGCCGGCGCCGAAGGCATCGCCACGTTCCTGGGGGGCGATCGTTCCCATGCCGTGGTCCTGGTGGTCGCCGACCGCCGGTTCCGTCTCCAGGCCCTGGCCCCAGGCGAAGTGGCCCTCTACACCGATGAAGGCGACAAGCTCCATTTCAAGCGCGGCCGGGTCATCGACATCCAGACCGCAACGCTGAACATCCGCGCCAGCAGCGCGGTGAACATCGACAGCCCGGTCATCAACCACACCGGCAAGATCGTCTCCCAGGGCGATCAGGTCGCCGGCGGGATCAGCCAGATCAAACACGTGCATGTCGGCGTACAGGCCGGCACCGGCCAGACCGGCGCGCCGGCGGGAGGCCAATGATGTTCATCAGCCAGAACCTGCACGCCGCGCTGACCCGTTCGGTGCTGATCAGCCTGTTCACTTGGCGCCGCGCCGCTGATGACGATGCCGTCGATGACGAGGAGCGTTTCGGCTGGTGGGGCGACACCTTTCCCACCGTTGCCGACGACCGCATCGGCTCGCGACTGTGGCTGTTGCGAAGGGTCAAGTTGACCCGCCAGACCCAACTCGACGCTGAGTTCTACGCCCACGAAGCCCTGCAATGGCTGATCGACGACGGGCATTGCAGCGCTATCGACATCATCAGCGAACGCCTCGACGCCCAGCGCCTGAACCTGCGCACGGTCCTGACCCTGGCTGACGGCGAGCGCCTGGACATCAACCCCGACCACAGTTGGCAGGTGACCTATGCCGTTTGAAACCCCTTCGCTGCCGGTGCTGATCAAACGCGCCCAAAGCGACCTGGCCAGCGATTCGCTGCGCCAGTCCGATGCCCAAGTGCTGGCCCGCACCCTTGGCGGCGCTGCCTATGGCCTGTATGGCTACCTGGATTGGATCGCCGAGCAGATCCTGCCGGACAAGGCCGATGAGTCCACCCTGGAACGCATCGCCGCCCTGCGCCTGAACCAGGCGCGCAAGGCCGCCCAGGTGGCCACGGGCAGTGTCAGCTTCACCGCTACGGCAGGCAGAGTGCTGGACGTCGACACGCTGTTGCAATCGAGCGATGGCCGTACGTATAAAGTGACCACCGCCCGCACCACCAGCGCTGGCCTGAACACCGCCGACATCGCGGCACTGGACGCCGGTAGCGTGGGCAATGCCGATGCCGGCCTGGTGTTGACGCCCGTGCAGCCGTTGCTGGGCATCGGCAGCAGCTTCACCGTGCTGGCGCCAGGGTTGACCGGCGGTGTTGCCCGGGAAAGTCTTGAATCCCTGCGGGCCAGGGTGATCCGTTCCTATCGCGTCATTCCCCATGGCGGTTCGGCCCAGGACTATGAAACCTGGGCCCTGGAATGCCCGGGCATCACCCGCGCCTGGTGCCGTGGCAGCTACCTGGGGCCGGGCACCGTCGGCCTGTTCGTGATGCGCGACGACGATCCGCAACCGATTCCCAACGCCGAGCAACTGGAAGAGGTGCGGGCCTATATCGAGCCCTTGCGTCCGGTGACCGCCGAGCTCCATGTGCTGGCGCCAACGCAAGTGCCGGTGAACTACCGCCTGCGCATCACCCCAGACACCAGCGCCGTGCGGGCCGCCATCGAAGCCCAACTGCGTGACTTGCATAACCGCGAAGCCGGCCTCGGCGAAACGCTGTTGCTGAGTCATATCGCCGAAGCCATCAGCAGCGCCACTGGCGAAACCGACCACAAACTCAGCGCGCCGGTCGCCGACGTCGTTGCCGCCAGCAACCAGTTGCTGACGTTCGGAGGCTGCACATGGCTGGCATAAGAACCGCCGAACAGTACCAGGCCCAACTGCGCAGCCTGCTGCCCAGCGGCCCGGCCTGGGACTCCGAGCGCGTGCCGGAACTGGACGAAGTGCTGCAAGGCATCGCCCAGGAACTGGCCCGCCTCGACGCCCGAGCCGCCGACTTGCTCAACGAAATGGACCCGGCGGGGGTGAGTGAGCTGGTGCCGGACTGGGAGCGGGTGATGAATCTGCCGGATCCGTGTCTTGGCTTGAAACCATTGTTCGGTGACCGTCGCATTGCCGTGCGCGAGCGATTGACGGCTGTCGGCGGGCAGAACGCAGCGTATTTCATCGAAATTGCCCGTAGCCAGGGTTACCCCAACGCCACTGTCACTGAGTTCCGAGCTCCTCGCATGGGGCGCTCACGCTTCGGCGTAGCGCACTTCGGTAGCAAGGATGCGCAATTCATCTGGGTTCTCAACACCGGAGGGCGGCAAAGCCTGGGCCGACGTTTCGGTGCCAGCTACTGGGGCGAGCGTTTCGGCGTCAACCCGGGTAGTGCGCTGGAGTGCCTTATCCACCGCAACGCGCCAGCACACACGCTGGTGTTTATCAATTACGACTGAAGGACAACACCATGGATTTTCCAAAAAGCGTACCGGGTATCGGCCTGGTCAACGGCAAGTTCGTCGATGAAGACGCTACAACCGGCACCCCGGGGTCATTGATCCCCGCCGTCTGGGGCAACAGCGTGACGACGGAGATACTCAATGTCATCACCGAAGCAGGGAACACACCGGACGCTGCGGATACCACCCAACTCAAGAAGTCGATTGTCGGCTTGATAGCCAATCAGACCAAGCAGGCAACCGAGACGGCCGCGGGGCTGATGAAGATCGCTACTCAAGCAAAAGTGACTGCGGCGACAGACGACGAAAGCGCGGTGACTCCTCTCAAGCTCGAACAACGTTTGCTGACAGCATTGCCGGTCGCTGGAACCGCCACCAACCTCAAGATGTTCATTCCGGCAGAGACAAAGGTGGCGACCTTGACCTCCGACGAAATCATCGTAAGCACCGCTGCCGGCGGGCGGGCGTACCGCTTGGCGAATTTTAACAAGGCGGTCAATCTGGCATTGACGGGGGCGGGCGGTACGGATAACGGTGCTGTCGTTGCAAATGGATACGTGGCGCTCTATGCCATCTACAACCCGTCTACCGCGACTTCGGCGCTGATGGCCGTCAATGCGACGGGAGGCGTGGTGCCTAATATCTACGCCGGAGCTTCAAGGCCGGCGGGCTATACCGCTTCGGCACTGGTCAGCGTGTTACCTACCAATGCCTTGGGCCAGTTTCGTATCGCTTATCAGTTGGGGCGCCAGGTTACGTTTGAAAACAGGATTCTCTATAGCTCCACCAGCGGCAGCACCGCGATGACGGGCCTCAATATCGCAGGCCATGTGCCGCCTAACGCGATTCATGTATCGCTTTATCTCGCTGCCATGCAAACCCTGTCTGGCTCAGGCGTAGGTATTTCTGTGGCGCCGTTGGCGAGTCACGCCTATATCGCGGGTACTGCATTGGCATCTGTAACGAATGAAGCATCCACCACCAACATGTCTGTGCAGATGCCGCTCCTGGTTCAACAAACCATATATGTCACGTTCGCGAGCAATACCCCCGGTTCATTCAATATCGTTGCCGGCAGCTATCGTTTTTGAGAGGGAACATCATTATGTCGACCATCTACGTTCAATTTTCCGACGAGCTAAAAACCACCATCATTTCGGTTTTCGCTGGACCGCAGAATTCAGACGACTGGCCGAGGCAGGGGGAGGTTGTCAGCACTGATCCCCGTTATCTCGATTTCCGCAATCGTTGCCCCCTCATGGGCGCATCGCACGTTGGCGATGAGTGAAGGCCATGCGGGGGCGTCGATTTTGTTGACGTTGCATGAGGAGTTCCGATGACGCTGACAATTCAAGCACTCGAGACAATCATGCCCAACGCCCGCGCCCAAGCGGGCGTTTTTATTCCTGCGTTGAACACCGCCATGTCGCGCCATCGCATCGACACACCCAAGCGCATGGCCGCATTCCTCGCCCAGGTCGGTCATGAGTCCGGGCAATTGCGCTATGTGCGGGAGTTGGGCAGCGAGCAATACCTGAGCAAATACGACACCGGAACCTTGGCCGTTCGCCTGGGCAACTCGCCCGAGGCCGACGGTGACGGCCAAAGGTATCGCGGTCGGGGATTGATCCAGATTACCGGCCGCGACAATTACCTGCGTTGCAGTCAGGGGTTGTTCGGTGACGAACGCCTGCTGGCGTTGCCGCAGCTGCTGGAGCAACCGCAATGGGCCACCGAGTCTGCCGCCTGGTTCTGGGAGCAGGGTGGCTTGAACGAACTGGCCGACCGTGACCAGTTCAACAGCATCACCCGCCGTATCAACGGCGGCTTGAACGGCTTGGAGGATCGCCTGCAACTCTGGGCGCGGGCGAAGGCGGTGTTATGCCAACCTTCGGCATGATGCCTTTTTCGTCACGTGCCGTGGGCGTTGTCGTGTTGCTCGCGCTGCTGGCCGGCGGTCCGGCGCTGCTTGCGTGGCGGTTCCAGGACTGGCGTTACGCTCAGCAAATGGCCCGGCTCGCACAGGCCCAGGCCGAAACCCTGAATCAAATCACCCAGGCGGCTGCGGTGCAGCAGAAGGTCGAGCAGGACAAACGCCTGGCCCTGGAAAAACAACTCTCCAGCAGTGAACAAACCCATTACCGAGCCTTGAGCGATGCCCAACGTGATCAGGATCGCCTGCGCGATCGCCTTGCTACTGCCGATGTCCGGCTGTCAGTCCTCCTCGACGCCGACGATGTTGCCGCCGGTTGTGCAGTGCCTGCCGCCCCCCGCACCGGCGGCGTGGATCATGGCGCCCCACGCGCCCGACTTGACCCGGCGCATGCTCAACGAATTATCGCCATCACCGACGAGGGCGACCGCGGACTGATCGCCTTGCAGGCCTGCCAGGCCTATGTGAGGGCCCTGCGCCAGTAA